TCGAGCAGCTCTGCATATCTCTTCTTCGAAGATGAGGGCCATTGCGAATCTTGTCCCGTGCAGGGGATAAGGGCTAGGACCTTAATCCCCAGCTCGAGTGCAACCTCCGCAGCCCACTGGTCAACTCCCAGGGCCATCCCTGATACCACGCAAGCCGGCTTAGCCTGGGCAAAAGCTGTCCTCATCAGACGCTTTATGTCTTTTGACTTGTTCGTGGCATCGTTGTAACCACCAAGTTTATGGGGCCGGTGCCCGGTTATGCCTAATACCATGTTATCAACCTTATCTAGAATAGGTTTTCTCTCTTCAAGATACCTCATTACGTTTTCTCAGAATTTCCTTCTTCATTTGGTGATTGAAACACAAGGTTTGATAACCTTCTGGATATTTCTCTTGTCGCAACGTGGCATAGAACTTAGTTCCAGTTCTTGAATGTGCTTTTCTCATCTCACGATCGGCTTTTCCATCGTTATTGGTATGATCCAAAGAAAGCACATCAATATCAGTTACACCACAACCACTCCAACTGCAACGAAGAACTTGATTTGGACTATAGTATGTGAGCACTTCCATCTTCAGCTTAGTAACGTAGCGTTGATACGCTTGTTGCATCGCTGTTTTATGAGCGCGTCGATAGGCTTTCCAATAAGTTCTATTCGCTGCTTTATCTTTCAAAGGCATAAATGCCCTGTGATTCCGAGAACCATGTTATTCAAAGGAAGTGTCGACTGGATGATTGGTTGTCGTTCCGGTAGGTACCTCATTGTTTCCTATATGTACAACTTCTCCATTCTTTAGCGCCCGCTGATACTCGAGGCAATGCCGCGCGCGGGCCATAAACTCCCACTGCGCTAGATCGCCTTCTTCCATTCCCCAAGCATGAACTTTGTACTTGGAGAGATAGTTCTTCAGTCGTGAGACCACACCATCATTATGCTTGTACCACCCTTCTTTGACACCGTCTTCTACTAGTCCTGGCGGACCGATCAAGTCGGCTTCAGCGCACAAGGCTAAGATGTCGGCGTGCTTAATGATTTTGTAATCCTCTTCCGTACACTGCGGGAGACCAAACTTCTCCCAGATTCTTGCTTCCAAAATATCCTCAGTCTTACGCATCTCATTGGACTTAAAAGGCTTGGGGATATCTCCAACGCAAGATTCGGTACCATCATGTAGTAGGGCCTGAAATTCCAACCTCTTGGGAACGAGGTCGGCCACCAGCATAGAATGGATCCCTACTGTGTAGTTGACCCGGCAGGCACCTGCATACCTACAGACATGCAGGAGTTGCCAGGCGATATCCTCCAGCGAAGGTGCACCCTCCGTGGGGGATATCTGCTGGCCGGTGTAGGTGAAATACATATTAGTACAGGTCGAAACCCCAAGGATCTACTTCATCCCGGAGCTTTTTCATCGTGTTGGCAAATAGTCTGTCTTCAATGGTTTTCTCACCACAGGTAACAGACCTTAGTATTGCCAATAAAGCTAAGCCGTGCTTTGTAGCCGCGGCACGCTGACGCTTGGTCAGCTCAGCTGTCTGAGGGAGCCTCTTAATACCGAGTTTCATATACTCTCCTTACTTCTTCAGTGGATCACAATGAGGCGACTCATTCCTGAGAGCGCCTGTCTTGCTCGTTGGGATCAAACAACCTTCTTCATTCGTTAGATCCGTAAAGGTCTGCAGACCGCCGGCGAGAATAGGGAACTTGCTTGAGCTGACACCAGCCAAGCGTTCTAGGTCACTAGGCTTGCCGTATAACATAAGGCCACGCACCAGCAAGGAAACTACCTTGATCATACGGATGCGAACCGAGCCGCCATCCGGAGTAAAATTAGACAATGACAGAGGGATTTCATCCCAATACTTCTTGGCGAATACCCACCAGTCACAAAGGCTATATGGTATTCCGTCCCAGCCGGAGGGTCCACAATGGACGTCTGCGTCACTAACGCCCTCCACTTTGGAGATCTTGCGAGAGCCTTTGCTCCAGCCTTGGGCATACTCGCCTTCCTTACGAACGCATTCCATTACTTCTTCGAATGTCAGCATTGCTCTCCTTATACATCCAAATCAGATAAATAGACACCAGTGATAGTATGATTGCCATCCATGTATTCGCCGAGGATCTCGACGAAATTATCCTCATTCATTTCCTTTGATTTAGCCAGTGCTTCATCAAGATCATGAGCACTGACTTCAGTAGAAACGATAAGGCTTAGCTTTGCCTGGATGCAATAGGTTTGTAGTTTCTTGGGCTTATCGGCCACGTTTATACACTCCTGTGTTGTACCAATCAATGAACTTCTCAAAGTCCTTGCGACTTAGACTTACCTCGCCTGTGGAGGATTCTCCATCACGCTGGTTGCAAATATGCACATTTTCAGCATCGACTAATATCCAGGCATCTTTTGTATCGATATTGTCGCGGCCGAGCTTGTCAAATTGTGCGTCGGTTTTAGCTTCCCGAGGTGAGAGTACTTTCTTTTTCTTGTTCTTCATTGAGAATCTCCGGTTGTTTGTCGTTGATGTCCGCCAGTTCGGCATGCACATCTTCCAATAGTTCTATTTCTGCTTCTGCACTCTTATGAAGAGCTTTATGCAGATCTTCCAAGACCTGGGTCTGTTTCTTTGTGGCAGCGATTTGCTGTTTATTAAGCTCTCTCTCTTCTTTACTACCCCGGAGCTCTATGATAAAGAATACTACAATCAGAAGATCTGCCAAACATTGAAATACATCCACTATCACCTGAGGTGGTAGCATAAAAACCTCTTACTTGCTCTTTGCTTCAAACTCCCGATCGGCGAACACCGTTTTCATGAGAAAATCGTCGAACGATGTGCAGCGTAGGTCTCCGACATCATACTGCCTGTTCCAAGGGCGATCCATCAAGTATGCCTTGGTATGTTTGCCTTTATTGATCTCTTCCACGTGATCAATAAAGTCATCCAGGTGGAAGTCGACGTCCAGATTGGCTAATAAGTCTTCTCTGTCGTCTGCGCCGGCATTACAACCGGTCACTAATGGGACGCCTGCCATGCGTATCCAGCGTGAAAGCATCTGCGTAGTATCTTTGATGCCTTCGTCAGCCAAAAGGTTTACTCGCCCGGTCAAAACATACAGATTGTATAGAGCGTCATCCAAGTCGTTGTTGATAGCTTTGAAGTCTATGTTATCATAGGGCTTAAGCTTCATCCAGAACTCTGGGATGTGCAGAGTAGCGTCAAAAGCTTCTTCAAACTGAGCCTTGGTCATCAAGGGCTCAGGTTCTGCCAACCAGGGCCGATCGTTCGTCCATTGATCGTGGGTAATGTTCGTGCCATGCTTCTGGTTATACACCTCGAGGAAGGCATCTACCCAGTTGGCAAGGACGCCATCCGTATCAGTGCTGACGACAGGTAGCTTATCCTTTGGATTGTCCGTTATCGGACGTCCATGGGGCCCATATTTTAGTGTCTTATCCAGCCACGGTTGCATTCGCTGTTACCTCACTTGTAGATTGTATCTCTGCCTCAGAGCCCGGCCTAGGTGGCGGAGCCTCAGGTATCGGCTCAGGAAACAGAATCTGGTCTTGACGAACGGCATAGCCTTGTCGGGATCCTTCTTCAAAGCCATATAGAACTCCTGCTCCTAGAAAGAAGACCATGGAAGAAAGGGTGATGCTATCACCCTTTCTGAATCCAGGTCTACGAACACGTTGCTTATAGTCCTGCCCTTCGACAGGAATGTAGTCTATACCACCTACATAACATTTACGTTCCCATGACTTCGGAAGATCCTCGGTCAGAGTAACCACAATAGGCTTGGGCATCGGAATAGGGATGAACCGATTCCGTGCCGGACTATGGAAGCGATAGCTAGCTTTTGGAGGCTCGGGCTCCTTGGGAATTGTAGCCGCGGGAGCCTCCTCAGGGGCAGTCGCCAGTTTGTCTTTGACTTCCTGGACGACTTCGGTAAAAACCTTCTCCAGGACTTCGTCCGGGAGTTTGGGAGTCACTGGCGCCGGAGAATACTCCGGATCCAAAGATGGAACAGTAGGATTGTTCCACTCAGGATCGCCAGGCATGATAATGCGCTTCTCGTCGCTCATCTTACGGGATCTCGACAAAGTTGATATCGTTAGGCATGGTCTTCTTCGTCAACTTGTTAGTCTTGAAGAGCGTATAGCCTCTGGTTAGCGGACGGGCAGCGCCATTTAGTTTGGGCTGGGCGTCATAATCAGGTGTCATACAGACACAGCCGTTCTCGATACCAATGATTTGATAATCATTCCAAGTCTTGCCAGCCATGTGGGTGTGACCCATAACGGCCGCAGAGATAGGATTATGAACCAGGCCCATAGGAACTGCCTTCTTCATAACCCAGTCGATAAACCCTCCAACGGACTTGTTGGGGATCTTCGAATAAAGTTCGGGATGACCGATAACGATATCATTGATTTGATATACAAAGCGATACTCGGCGAAACCATTGGAAGGCATCGTCGGGACCAGAATGTTCTGAAATTGCTCAGTCATAAGCTCAGCAAAGTCAAACGCATTCGGACCATGAAAGTCTAGCAAGGACTGATACAGGTCCGCGGGTAACAGAGTAGCGTACTTCTTTCTTGTGCGCTCATCATGATTGCCCGGCATCACGATTACTTCGGGGTAGGCCTCCGAGAGGGTCCGAAGCACCAGCATATAAGCCTTGTGCTCCTCCTTCATCGAGAAGTGCTGCCCATACTTTAGGTACTTGCTGTAATTATGGAAGTCTGCACCGTCTCCGGCAAGAATACAAACATCAACCTTGCCTTTGGTATCCTCGATCATCTTTGCAAATCGAGGCTCATCGTGGAAAGGAGCATGAAGATCTGAAACAATAAGACCTTTCAGATATCCATCGTCGGCTAGAGGCACGGCCGGCGTGGCAGCAGACTTCGCTGTCATCCCAATCCACTCACGGTACTTCTCTAATATCTCATCAAAGGAAAGAGCATATATTGCTTTGAATGGGGCCACTGCCTGCACCTTGGGAGCAACATTGTCGCCATCCAAATCGTGCACAACGTAATACGTAGCCCAGCATTTCTTGCAACCTACTCCGCCTGCGCAGGTAGGAGCTTTGATCCCCTGATATGCATCCGAATGACCGCAGTCTTCCAGGATACCACAATCAGGGACAATTGGCGACGCTGCAGAAGTGATTAGAATATCTCCTCTATAGGCCGCCTTGACTTCCTCTAGTGATCTACCTATTAGTTCAGCGATTGCTTGTAAACTCAACCGATGCCCCAATAATGAATAGATCCACACTTTCCTTTCTTTGGGAGTGCTTGCCTCCCAGTCCTGCTTTAGATGCACTACTGTTGCTTCTTCTTCCATGCCTCTCGACATGTGACCTCCCCCTTAGCTCGTCCGATACTGATATAGGAAATAAGCCAAGGTGTCATATGTTTGATCGTCTAGGTCGTCAGACAGCCAATCTTTATCATACTTGTCTGTCGGCGGCCGTAACATCTCATTGATGCGGATCGACCTCTCTTGTTGCTTACGGGGATCCTCCATCAACCACTTAGGGAATTTCGTTAGGTCTTGGCTCTCTAAGAATAGAGCGTCAACCGTGTCTCGGTAAACGATGAAGACCCTCTTAGTCCGCTTGTCTTGTATCGTCGCAAGATGCTCTGCAAGAATGAGCTCATCATGCGGCCGCGCCACATTGGAGCTAAGATTGATACGCGGATCACCCGGGTTCCGTGTAACCGACCCAGGCATGGGGTAAACTTTTTCATCTGTGATCTCCAGATTGGAGAGGAACTCCTGATTGATCTTGCGACCTTTCAGGAGTTCCAGTACATTACTTGGTGCTTGCGGAAGCATTTTCCAAGACCTTCACTTTGTCTTTCAAGGTTTCAACAGCCCCTTCAACACCCTTGGCAGCAGCAACTTGCAACAGCTTGTCGCTAACAGCCTTGGGATCTTGAGACTGCAGATACTCCTGGCAGCTTGTAACGGAATTACGGAGTTCGGCATTAGCCGCTTCATAAGTTCCGCCAGCCTTGCGTCCAGGTTGCACTGGCGGCATCTGTGGCCAACCGCAGATACAGACGAGCACTGGGAACATCTGTGCCTCTGCATCCGGCTGAATGACTACAGTACCATATCCACCAGATAAATAGCGGGTAGTTTGCACTTCATGGAAGTGATGACTGCCACACCGCGAGCATACTATTATTTTACCTTGCGCGGCGCGCAAACGAGCCAACGCTGGGTTTTGTGTACTCATTTAATTGTCCTCCTTGGGATCAATTATTATGGGAATGTGCGGCCGGAGAGGATCGAATTCTTCTGCAATGTAATCGCCCAGCGTCTTCCCACAAATTATGCACCTGTCATCCACGTCGAGACCTTGTGAGTGATCGCCTTTGAACGTACAGTCGTGCGCATCATGGAATCGGTTCTCCGAATCCACAAATCCTTTGTTCTTCCCCGTTTCGGGGCTGATAATTTCCATCTCATCGCCAGTCATAATACCATCCTACCATATTTTAAGGTCAAGCCAAAGACTAGAATGGGTCTGAACCAGTTTTAGTTGTTGATCCACCGGGAGCAGCTGCAGCCTCAGCCACCACCTGTGCTTTGTATTCCATCGCCAACTTACGGCAATCTTTCTGGCCCAACTGGCCTTCCTGGGTATCCAAGGGACACTCATCGAACCTCCCGGACCGCGGCTCAAACTGGAAGTAGATAGTCCCGTCAAACGAGTTGATCTTGGACTTATCAAATACCAGTTCAATGATGGGACGGTGATAAGGCTGACAGTTGGTCGATGGATCCATATGATTATGATCCAGATCCACCAGTTTAGCCCCCTCACCAAAGTCCTTTATGTCATTGTAAACGCCTATGTTAAGGGAGCTATCATAGGATATGCCACCAGTGCCCTTGATATTCCTTACGCGCGGGCGAACCCCGGGTTGAAGCGAAGTCTTAGGCAACTCCATGGTCATAATCATGGTAGCGTGGTACTTATTTGCCAACCCTTTGACGAACATAGACATATGTCTCGTCTTGGCTTCCCCGTCTTGGAATCCTGGAAAGTCATAGAGATGGAAATTGTCTCCGATAACCACAAGCTTTCGTTCAGGAAACTTTTGTCGTATAGCCTTGATGCGGTTTTCAAGAGCCGGCAGCGAAGGAGCCAGTGTAGATATATCTTCCGGGATAAATAGCTCACGTTCCACCTTGTCTGTAGTCCAAGCAATAGCCTTCTGATAGACGACCCCGAAGTTTGGATAAGCATTCAGCGCATATCCAGCCTTCTTGAAATCGTTCGAATACCAGCCGGTCTTATACAGCCCTTCGCAATGAGCACTCTTGTCGAACGATTCATCGTTCTGAAGCATCGACGCCCACACGCGCGGCAGGAAGATAGACATAGCGTCATCAATCGTATGGTATAACACCATACATTCATTTTTGTTGTGTTCTATCAGGCGCCAGGCTAAGTTAGCCAATAGACTGGACTTACCCTGGTTCATCTTGCCCGGGATGGTGACAAAGCATTCCTGTCTGGGAATACCACCGACCCACTGGTCAAACAAAGGCCACCCAGTAGACAACTCCACCACATGGTGGTCTTGTTCCTGGACGGTTTTGATCTCATCGATATAGCGTATGGTATTAGCCACGCTATACCCTGCTTTGCGAGCCTGGACCTTCTCGATCTTGTCGATCGTACTGGCCAAGATGACTTCGACATCCAAGGGCTTCAATTGGAGTTGCTTGGCTGTCTGCTGCGCGATAAGTGTTTTCTCCTCGTTGATTTGGGAAATCTCCGAATCCACGAGTCGGGTAATTTCGCGCCATACGACATCCTGAGATATGCCCGTAGCCTTAGCCAGCTGCTCAGCCTTCCTAAGGCGTACGAAGTTAGACTGATCATTTACGATGAGGGGGACCATTCTCTCGGCGAGATTGGTGGTATCTTCACCGGATTTGACTGCCTTGTGTAAAGACCAGCCAAATATATCCACCTTCTCCAAGGTACGAAATGCTTTAAGACCGCCCATCTTCCTAATATAGTTATCCGGGTCATCTGTGCCCTCCGGCATTGCGACTATTTCGACACGCAGTCCGATATTCCCGCCAACGCACTCTTCCAACAGTTTGATAAAACGATCTGTTCCAGCTTCTCCTGCGTCGTCAGCATCAAGCACGAAGATAATGTGCTTGATACCAAGACCGAGAATAAGCTCGAGATGATCTCTCGTGAATGACGTCGACCCAATCGAACAGCTGTTCTGTAATCCTGCATTGACAGCGGTGACGCAATCGGAGTAGCCCTCGAACACATAAAGCGGAGGAGTATACTTCCGGGCCCGGTGCAATCCGAATAGCCGTTTCGACTTCTGGTAAATCCTATTCCGAATGGCTGTCTCTTCACCACTATACTCCATTGAATTTATGTACTTACTGGGATGTTTGAGTCCGGCAAGACCCACCTTACGCAGGTCGCTACCTTCCTCAGTCGTAGCCAATACATTGGCCTTAGCAGATTCGTACTGTTTGGCTTCTTCTTCGTATAACAGGTTCCGACATGCGAAACCAACCGGGTTGGAATTCTCATCCTTAACAGTGAAGATGAGATTGTTTTCATTGAACATGCTCCTACGATGCAGGTCGATTTCCTTGAGGAAAGCATCCGACCAACCGTGTTGTTTCTTCATGCGAGTGATAAAATCCTCACACGAAGTCACAGAACCAACTCCAAGTTGGGTGCGAACTTCCTTAGACCAGCCATAATCGGCGAGCTTAGCGGCCACACGGTCGCTGAAGTTAGAGACCAGCAGAATCTGAGCCGCGTCGCGGTAGGCGCGGTAAGTATCCATTTCGTACTGTTCCTCAGGGTTGGGTTCCTCTACTGGAACCTCAACGCCAAAGATGTCAGCAAGATACTTTAAGTTGTCATGGACGAATCCGGCGCCGGAGAGCTGGCGCCCTTCAAGGAAGGAGGCTGCTGTAAAGATATCACCGGTGCAGCCGCAGCCAAAGCAATGAAAATACCGACCATGGGAGTCGGGAACTATACCACAGGATGGAGTACTGTCTTCGTGCTCAGGATTGAGACACGTAAATACCTTCCCAGTGACCACATGGCGGCCCTGGGATTCCAAATACTGCACAAGATACTCGCGAAGTTGATCCTTCGCGCTATTGTACTTGCTTAAGATGTTGCTCATTTGTCGGGGATTATCTCTCCTGGTTAGTATAGTTCCTGGGAGCGGTCGCTCGACCGCATAAAATAAGGTTATATTTCACAATACCCTGCCGTGCAGGCCAGCTCCTGGGCGCCTAAAGTGCGATCGTCCCTCTCGAACTGGGTGAGCTTCATCCAGTCGATGGTAGGGAAGTTAGCGACCGCCTTCTCATACTCCTCCTTGGTCATAGGAGTATAGGGCGCCTGCTTATAGATGTGATCGTCGTATGGCAAGAATGATATGCCGCCGATGTCATTGAAGTGCTCATAGACCCAGGCTCCTACGGCAAGCCATTCACTTTCTTTAACATAGACAGTGCACGAGGGGTTGTGCTCGCACCAGTGCTTTCGATATTTGAGATAGATATCGAGCTGACCGATCGCAGACAACTCCAAACGAGTGATTGCATGCGCCGGGCTCTTAAGCGGGAAATAGAAAACATCCACGTCGTTGGCTTGCGTAACGTCGGATTCATTGGGTATCTTATTCTCCCTTAGCAAAGCCGATATGGGGTCTCTTTTATCCTGGCGGATCGCGCGCATGAAATAGGTATCATACCGCGGGTGAATGCCAGAGCTCGAGTTAACCAGCTGGGATACCGTGCCTGATGGCTTAATACAAGTGACAGCCGCTGCCTGGTTGATACCCAGCCGTTTGGCCCACAGTTTGTTAGTTCGAATCGCCACCTCTTTGAGGGAGGAAAGTAGTGATTCGTGAGGATTAGACGTAAGCGGGTTGTCCATGATACCGGTAAGCGATACACCCAGGAGACGCTCTTCTTCGGCATTCTTTTTCCATCCTGCCCGCAGATAGCGGAAGTTGGTTAGGGTTGATTGGAGGGTGCCAAGTATTGTAGCAAGACGGACCTTCCCACGTAGGGTTTTCGCCGTATCTTCTGGACGTATGACAACCTCAGTAAGGTTGCAAAAGCCCATATTACGCAGGATGATCTCCCCACAAGGATTGGTTCCGAATTCGATCTTGTCCCACTTCCGACGACCAGTAGCCTTAGCTTGTAAGGTAGCCGCCTGACGGTTAAAGATTCCCCGTTCCCCTGACTTAGAGTCATATAGTGATAGCCACTCCTTCATGAAGATGCCCATCTCGGGCTTCTCCGTATAGACGGCGGAGTTGTTAGCCAAACGACGATGGGGATTGCTGTTATACCACTCTCCTGTCTTGGCCGCACGCATGCGATCGTCAGACAAGTTAGATAGGGATATCATGGCAGACCGACGGACACCACCGACAACCACAATATCCCCTACCTTGCACATGATATCATGACATTCTATGGACGTGAGTTTTCGCCCAGCTGCCTTCTTAAATGTCTCGACAGTAAATTTAAAGAGTTCGTCCAAAGGAGCAGGCCCTGAGGATCGTCCCCCGAAGGTTCTGAGCGGGGCTCCCGCCGGACGTAATTCACTAAGGTCCCATCTGGGGACCATTCCAGTGTATAATAACGCAATGAGTTCCTTAAACGTAGTGGACCAGCCAATTTTGCTATCTTTGACCTTAAGAACAACTGCTGAAGGATAGAAGTTTTCTGCGATCGCTGGGAGTTCGTTGACATATTGTCTCTCCACTGAGAACCCTACACCTGTGCCGCACATCGAGATATACATCGCCTCATCAAAGGCTCGTTGATCGTTGAGACAGACATAACTGCAATTATATCCTGCGCAGTTGTCCTTCTCTAATGCCTCGCCGGCCGTCATAAGAGCCCTCATAGAGGGCATGACTTCCATATCAAAAATGGCTTTCCTAAGTTCCAATATCGTTTTCTTCCGTAGCTTGGCTGGAATTCTTGGAGCGAAGAACTTCATGTAACGGTCAACAGTTTCATCCCAGTTTTCACGTCGTTCCAGGTCGTACAACCACCTGGAATACCTACTCTTATACACAAACTCGGAGTACAACTTGTTTACCATTTATGCTCCTTAACGGGGTTTAGACAGAGCTTCGCTCTGCTTCTGTCCGGGAACAATATCATCGAATAGAAGTGGGATCCTCTGTTGCATTGTAGTGAGAAGAGGGATCATCACCCGTTTGAAGTCCGGGTGAGTCTCTTGCGTGGTGCGCATGATTAGAAGGTGTCTCCAATTACGGAGGTTACCTGTAACAGCGATCGTCGCTGCTAACGCATTGGGCAATGTAGATCGTGCTATCTGAGGGCTCAGACCGTCTTTAATGAGGTTAGTATAAGCATCTTCGGCGTCGCTCATAGCCCCTTGCCAGGTAAAGAGATACTGGTTCAGCTTGGCGTCGTCGACCGAGGGCACCGCATGCCATGAAGGGGCAATGAATTCCATTTCTCCCCTTTTCTGATAATTAACGAACCGTGTGCTTTCTTGAGTGTAACTAAAGAGTCGATGGCGAACCAGTTCGTGCGTAACGCCACGATCGACCCTGAATACCACAGTCGAATACGCATGCTCCACTACACTCCAGTCGCCTTTAGTCATGACGACGAACTTGATGAATCTTTCCCAGCTATTATCAGTCTGTAATTCTTCCGATCGATGACTGATACGAGCCATCTGCTCTATGAAACGCAGCTGATTGATTCCTTCTTCCTTGTCGCGCGGCCGAAGGACCTCAAAGCTAGGCTCGATTATTTTCATAGCAAGCCGCTTTTCGATCCAGGCGCGAAGCCTACAAACTCTCCATCTCTGACCAGGAGTTCATCGGTCTCGCCTGCACTATCCATGTAGAACAGTCGGCGCCCAGCCAAATGAGAGGCCAATCTCTTCACTACCTGCTCGGCATCATTGGTCACGGTGTAATGGACATCCCATGGACCAAGATCTTGGATGATGATATATTCCTCTGTTTCCTTTACAATATCAAATCTGGCAGGGGCTCCCATTAGTTGACTAGCTCCCGCGGGACTTCTTCATATTCCGCTCCGCATTCCGTGATATACTTCTTCGTCTTCACGAAGGCGTCAGCCCAGCGTGTAAGCGCATCAGCAGTCGGCTCCGGGAATACGAACCTTACTATACCAGCCTGTAGCATC